GTCTACATAAACTGGGCGCGACTGATTATCGACAAGTCCACGAATCGCTTGCAACAAGATCGGATTGATCACGAACCGAGCATTAGGCGTCCAGTACTGCTGCGGCAAGGAATAAACAAAATTGACGACGTCTTTGTAGGCAATGTTGTTTGCTGCCACCGTATTGGCATTCGTGGTCAACTGGTCGTACGTCGCAAGGGTATGCATGCCGTCTGAGGTTGCAGTTCCCGAGCTGCCGAACGCTGCGGTTGTGACTGCTCCGCCTGCATACGTTGCTGCTGCACCAGCGTACGAATCAAGACCCCGCAAGCCGTTAGTTGCGCCCGTCGACGTCGTGGTGCTGCCGGCCTGATCGTTGTTTTGGATCATCGACTGCGCCTCGGCTTGCGCAAACTCGGCCAGCATGTCGTCAACGACCGTTGTCTCCAGCCCGTCGATGTCATCCAACGCTGCAGTGCGAATCGGAAACTGGCAATTCAGGTCTTTGAGCTGAATTTGCCAGATTGACGTTGCAACGGTTGTGGCTGCGCCATTGTTTTGAATGGTGTAGCCGAACGTCGCGCCTGCATCGCCTGTTTTGACTCTGAACTGATACGCACTGCCGTCGGTTGCGACTGTGCGACACACGCCGCGCAAGGGATTGCCCAAGCGCATCGCTGCAAACACCGGGTCATAACCCGTGCGCCCACCGACATTGAAACCATCGCTGGTCAGAGCCGATGCCTCGCGCATGAACGCCGCCGCTTCTGCCTCGTCAACAAATAGTTTCAATTCTTGCTCAATAGCCCTATCGCGTTTGACAAATTGCCGCAGGCTTTCCAGCACGCGCTTGTTGACATCCTGACGCACGGACTTTGAGATTTTGATCGGCGTTGCGCCGACTGAGGCAACCTTCGCCTCGAGCGCCCCAACCTTCTCGTGGATTTCTGTGCGCAGCGTGTTGAGCTGCGTTTCAACGTGCGCTTTAACTGCTGCGGTTTCTTCCGTAACGCGTTGCGCCGTGTGCGATTCAATCGCGTCAAGTTGCGCGGTGATCTTTTCCAGCATGATTGTATTCCTCAAGACGGGTTGACAGATGTTTTGCTAACTGCCTCGCGGTCAGTAGCTCCAACAACGCCCGTCCATCGGAATCACTCACGACATCCGGTTTCGAAATCGAAGTCGTCACAGCATCACGCTGATCCAAGATCGACTTCAGCAGCGACGATGCTTTGTGTGCATCGCGCCGAGTAAGGCCTGCGTCACGCAGGCTTTGCTCAATCGTCCGAGGATTTGGTTTGCCCTCGCGCCAGTATTCTAACCGAGAAATTTGTGCATTCACGTTGTTGGGCTGCATGACAATCGAAACTTCCTGCAACCCGCCTTTGAGAATTTGAAAGTAACCGTCTGGATCTTCGGTTTGCTCGCCATCCTCGTCAACCATTTGAAACTCGTCGGCATACGCACCGACCGAAACGCCACCGATCATGCGCGGCGACTCTTTCATAATCGTGTACAGATCAGCGCCAGCTTGCGTCTTCAGGTACATCTTGCCTTTACCACGCATGCCCTCATCGGTAAACTCGAACTCTGTCCATTCGCCGACAGGCATAGCGCTTTCTGCTTGATGCTGGAAATACATTGGCAACGGCCTGCCGCGCTGCTCAAATTGCTCGTACCAAACCTCGAACGCTGCTGGCGTATAAAAGAAACGTCGCCCGTCCATCCCTTCTCGCGCACCCCAGGTGGTGACCATCGCTTCGAGCGCGCCCTGCATTTGCTCATCCGCGGTGCGCCCGAGCGCGACTTGTGCCTCAAGAACGAACTGGATTTTTTCCATTGCTATCCTTCACAAGCTCCGGCACAGGCTTGCGCTTGAGCGCAGCCGCCAACCACTCTTCAAGCAGTTTCTTCATCGGAGTCATACGCTGCCCGCTCTGCCTGTGCGCCCTATAACCCGAAGATTGCCGCCGCCTCCGGTGTCCTGAGCGCTAGATCCTGGGATTGCGTCTTGTGGTGTCGTGTCGCTTGACAGTGCGTCGCCGTCTTCGCGCATCGCGTAGCCCAGATAGACTCGGGCCTCGTTGGGTGTCATGATACCCGCTTTGACACCTGCAACGCAATAGTTCATCTGGTCGGGTGGGCTGCCCTTCAAGAACTGGTCCGTTTGAAACTCGATGTGCAACCCAGGGAACCCTTCCAGCAGCGACAATTTTAGCTTCTGTTCTATGTTTGTCAACAGCGGCGACATCGTGCTCTTGTAGAACTCGTCGAGCATGGTTTGCGTGTTGTTGTACTTGCCCTCGCCGACTCCAATCATCTGCGATGGTACACCAAACAGCCCGCACAACCGTTTCATCGTCTGCTCTTTAAGCGCCGCTGCGTCTGCATCTTGCAACGTAAGCATCTTGATTGCTTCATAGCGCATCCCCTGATCGAGGAGCATGCTTTGACCAGGACGCGAAGGGTCATTCGTGTTACTCGACAGCATATTGGACCAGGCTTCTTTCAGTCGACCCGCGATCTCCTTGAACTTCATATCTGGGATCGATTGCTCTGTCGTAAACATGCCGCTCGGCTTTGCGCCGTTTTGCATTACATAGTTAGCATAAATGTCGATGTCCTGGTCCAGCGCAACCAACTCTGCAGCAAAGATTGCGCGATTCCAGCCCGCCATGCCTTGCCAGCCCGACTCCTTGCAGTGCATGACCTGATGCGCTGCCAGCGGTTGATCGCGGTTGAATCCGTAGCTGTCTGTGCTCAAGACATACTGCGGATAGCGCGTCGGTGTAATCCGCGCCGTGATCAAAGTCGAGTCCATCACGTACATTTCGATGGGCGTCTGCGTGGTGCTTTGCTGCTCGCGCCTCCAGAACACGATAAACGTCTCGCCCGCCAGCTCGTGCCACATGAGCCACTGGTACCAAAATTCATAGGCTGACTGAAAATTATTCGGCCTGGTCAGCAGGCGCATCACCGATCGCGCTTTGTCGCGCTCGCGCTCTGACACGTCCGGGTAAGTCAGCGCGTCATACGTGCGGCCGCTCGAGTCCTCGCACAGTAAACGGATCGGCAACTGCGCCAATGCTCGCGATTTTACCGCGACGCAAGCGCTGACGGTTGAGTTTCGCGCCAGCGTGTCCATCGACACGCCTCGACCTGCCGTCGTCGATGATGCCGTCGTAACGTAGAGGATCTGCTGATAGGCTTTTGGCCCAAGAATGTTGTTGCCAAGTACGCCGTTGCCAAATAGCGTATTGGCTTCGTTTTGTCGTTTTTTCTGCCTGAACCAGTCGCGGATTGCCATGTTTAGTTCCTAAAACGTTCTAAATCCCCATGAATCATTGACTGTCGGATTGTCCAGCGCGCAGTGCATTGCAATAATTAAAGCGATGATGCCGTCAACTTTTGCTGCTTTGTCAGCTTCGTTCTTCCGGATTTTGATGTTGCCCTGCACGTTCTCGTAGACTTCGCAATTCGCAAGTTGCCAACCCAAGAACGGGTTGCCGTCGTGTCTTATCTTTTCGCTGAGGATCAGCTTCTCGACATGCTTGCTCGGGTTAGAGAGCACTGCCATGCCCTGTCCGACGCGCTTCATCGGTATACCGTGATCGTGCAGGCGTGCTACCAGGCTTGCAGCATTGTACGCATCATAACCGACCTCCGCAACATCCCAGCGCTGGGCCTCGTCAACAATGTACTGCGCAATCTCGCGGTCGTCCATCACATTACCTTCTGTGATTTTGAGAATGCCTGTTGACATTGCAAGCCGGAAGACATCTTGATAGTGCGCCGGAATGATGTTGAGCGCAGCCTCTGGCAAAAAGAACCGCCAGTGCGCTTCAAAGTCCAGCTCGGCAAAGCGCTTGAGCGTGCAGACAGCGTTCAAGTCGCGGGTTGCCGCAAGGTCAAACCCGATAAACGTACGCTCCGGTACACGATCCGTAACCCCGACAGACTTGTCCCAATGCTCGCGATCCAACCATGCGCTGCTCGCGGACACCCACACATTAAGTGTCTTGCAAAGGAACTCGTTAAGAGCTGCAGGCTTTGCTTTGGCTTCCTCAGCGCGTTTTGCGATTGCGTCGTCAAACACGCTCACGCCGTGCATGGGGTTGGCTTTGCTCCAGCTTTCGCGGTCCCTCCACTCATCCGCGGCATCGAGACTGTAAAGCAGTCCAAACCACCGCGGGTTGTCTGGAGCATGCCCATTCAAAATGTTTTCCATTGCCTGCAGGTCTTCGTAAAATTTCGTGTCTTTCGTAAACGACGCTGTTGAGATATATATGCGCAGCGGGTTCACTCGCGCAACCATGCCTGAGTGAATCACCTCGATAGCGTTGCGATCGACAATCTGCGCCGCCTCGTCTACGATTGCGCACGACGGGTTGAAACCGTCGCCCGACTTCTTGGTGTCGCGCGAAAGCGCCCTAAAGACACTCTGCGTGTCGCCGACTTTTGTGATCTGGTGCTTGCCGCAGTTATATTGCTTCTTCAAATGCCCGGGTAGGGTTTCGACAAGTCCCATTGCTGCTTGAAAAACAATGCTTGCTTGCTCGCGATTGGTTGCCAGCGTCAGCACCTCACTGCCAGCTTCGCCGAACATCAGCTCGTAAAGCGCAAGAATGGCGGTCAGAGTCGACTTGCCTGCCTTGCGCGGCACAAAAATGATG